CATCATTAAACATAAGAGTACCATCCTGTTGCTATGTATTTTACTTCGTTACTTGTTTTACCACGGTGGGTAAATGGCCATGTGGCAGGCCAGATTACTGTTAATCCTTTCTCTGGTTGTATCCCTACTTTTTGATACATGAACTCAGTTTCACCACCATCATTAACAGTATTAAGATAAGTCATAAAGACTAGGTGACGTTTCATATCTTTACCAAGTCCTGCGTTCTCAAAGTGCCATGTTGGAAACCCACCGCCTTTAGGATACTTTTGAATATTATAACCCTCTACCATACCCCATGAGGCATGACCTTGATTACACATTGGATATTGTTCCTTGTATTGATTAAGGATATGTTGTAGTTCGTGTTTGTATGTTAATAAGGGTTGTCTATTATCATTGGCATCAATACCTAAGTCATAGGAGTTCTTTTTGTTTAAATCAATCTCGCCACTTTCAACAGCACCAAGAGAACCTCTCTCAACATCAGGATTATTATCAAAGAAATCTATCAGTTGGTCACACACGGATATGTCTTCGATGTATTGACCCATGATAAAATCTTTATATATCATACTTACCCTCTATGTTATATTTGATTAACTGTTTAACTAATTTAGTATAAGTTGGTTTAGAGGCATACAGAGTTAGATGGTCTGCCAGTTCATAGGCATCCGCACCGTTATCTCGTGCTTCTCTCAGATCCTCATATGCCCATACCTCGTTGAGTATTCGAACATAATTTCTTACACTATCGCATTTTGTTTCATACACTTTCACACCCCAACCAATCCATTTGGTCTGGTCCCATGTGATTGGTAGTAACCATTCCTCGTCTTCGTTGAATGTCCTGATACCAAATAGATTATTACCTTCGTTGGCAAATCTACTTGTACCCCAACCAGTCTCTAGGGCTGCCTGTGCGATTATCAATGCTTTAGGGATTCTCTTTGCTTCTGGTATATCTTTGTAAACATGGTCAATACAATTAGATAAAGAATATACGAATACATCTTTACCACCTGTCGTATTTACTATGTAATTAATTGGTTCAACCTTTACGATTGGTGCGGGAGTATTATCAACTTTACCATCATAAAAATCATTACAACCATCGTCCGTACATCTGTGTTTATTGAACTGGTCGTTGGCAACTGCGAAGGCAATCAACCCTGCGATAACAAAAGTAATTGAAAAAAATTTCATATAAACCTCCTACTATTTATTCGCTTGTTCTTCTATCCACTTTTCGTACTGTTCCTCAGTTAAAGTTTCAAGGTATTCCTCTTGGGATAATAGTGCTAAGTTACTCATCTTTGACATTATAGAGCCTCACTTTCATGTACTAATGATTTAAAGTCGCCTCTGTCAACCAGGACGTGACTTCTTAGTTTATGACCTTCATAACATGATGGTATAAATCCAACATCAATTTGGTCAGCGTCTTTTAGTATCGATAGTAATTTCTCTAAGTCAGTATTCACATCACCATCGTTAGTCTGGTCAGCGATGTTTTTAATTCTTTTCATAATTTCAAATTTTTCAAGTCTCATAATGTATCTTTCGTTGTTATTATGGGTATAATATATACCAAAACAAGCGATTTGTCAACATAAATCGACAATAAAAGTGAAATTAAAAGTGTTGTTTTTCAACAACTTACTTGTTTATTCGCATAAAGTTTTCGTCCCAACCAAAGGCCTCACGTACCAGGTTAGATGTTAACCCCTTATAGTGTTTGTTCAACTCGTTATCCTTAGCCTGGATCAATAACTCTGCCTCTTCAGCAGATAAACCCTCTAACATCTGGATAAACATGTTATCTCTTTTCATCTGGGATAGTTGTGGGTTACCACCTTTTAGGAAGTGAAACATTCTCTTCACCTCTTGTTTCAACCATGTGTGTTCAGTACCCAGTGGTGCTTCGTTTGGTTTGTATGGTGGTTTGCCTTCTGGCATTAACCATTCACACTTAGGGTCGAAAGCGCCCTTCAAAAACATTCTTAATTCATTCGTATCATATCTTCGTAGTATCTCAATCTTACCTGGTTTGTCTTTCTTATTATTGACTTTGGTAAGTATCTCGTGGTACGAAAGGTTATAATTATCAGCCATCTTAAAACTCCTCTATCTTTCCAATCAATGATTGTAAATCATTCTTAATTAAATAGGGCAATATTGCGTTCTTGCCCTGTGGTTCTTTTTCTTCATACTGTTTATATATATCATCTTGGATTTCTTGTGGTATGAAATCAAAGTCTATAAGTCTCTGATTACGTTGAAAGTTCCTAAGATGGTACTCATTACAAAATTCTTTTGGGTCTTCACCTCTCATCAACGTATCAATCCAACCCACAAGTTTCTTCTTCATTATAGGTTTAGATTTTATACCATTGATGAAGGTATCATCTGGTGATAGATAGTTTGGTATGCCATCACCGGGGTCACCTCGTAGTATATGTTCGTAGATATACTCCTGTGGACTATCTGTCTCGTAAAACTTTTTCAATACTGGTGAGTATTGTGCTACGTTAGGGTATTTCTGTAGTTGTTGGAAATCTTTATCACTACTGATAATTAGAGATTTACCATCAACGTTCTTCTTCACACAAACAGCGATGATATCATCTGCCTCTACACCATCTAACTTGATGGTCTTGTATGGGAAGTTTTCTTCTATCTCTCTACGAATGATATCCATATACTCATAGATTAAATCTGTGTTAGTATGGTCCTCATCTTCTCTGCGTTCCCTACGTTTGGCTTTATATGCCGGGAAGATATCTCGTCTCCATGGGTGTTTGCCATCGACAGCGATAACAACTTCTGGTCCATATTCTTCTTTGTATTGATGGACATAACCACGGATACTATTCAGTATCATGTATCGTGCCATTTCTGGTGTTGGTAAGTTACCCTCTTGTTTTAGGGCAATAACTAAGTTAGCAATTGCTATCTGTGAATAATCAATCAGTATCATCTAGGTCAATCTCGCTTTCAAATTCAACGTCATTATCTGTTAGTTCAGTTGTGTTAGTCGTTATCTCCGTGCCTGAATAATTGGCAACGGAGTATTTCTTCTTACCCATCTTCTCAACGTACATCAAGTTATTGGTGACATCATGGAATGGGTGTGAAATATCTAACTCTCTATAAACCATGCCACGGAATGCCTCTAGGAATATACCAACATCTAAGAATGTTTTATCCCCATTAGACTTTCCAATATCCATACCCTCATTCTGTAGAGAACCAATGACCTGTATGACCAGGTCGTCAGTAAGGGAGTCCGCATATTGTTTAGATTGTGTATCTAATATCTTTTTCTGCGTGGTCTCTACCTTATTGACTTTTATTTCTTCTCCACCAGGGAATGCTAATACTTTTGCGTTCATAGTTTATTGCCTGCGAAATTAATCTTACCTTCATTAATTAAGTGTTCTCGTAGGTCTGTGAATCCACCTATGAGTTTATCATCTTCCATTATCTGAGGCATACTTCTTACAGGTTTGCCAATCATTTCAAACATTTGGTCTAGGGTGACGGTATAGTTACCTTCTCCACCCTCAGTTGATGTGCCTAAGTGATATGTCTCGTATGGGATATTGAGACTATCTAACAGTCCCTTCGCCCTCACACAAAACTGGCAATTAGGTTTAGTAAATACTTTGTACATCTTATATTATCTCCTTCACTTCGAATATACTATTTATAATGGTACGTTGGTGATGGAATAGAGGCACAATATACTAATCAATATTGCCGTCATTATCGCTAGGTTTATCCATTTCATATTAGGGCTTCTACCTCTTCCTTCGTCAATGGTTTATCATCTTGTCCCTGTATGGGTTCAACTTGGTCTGATAGTAATTTCTCATTGACCGTTTTCTCTTTCTCCCACCATGCCTCTTGGTCTTCTTCGTTACCAGATTGTGGTGTCTTCTCAGGCCATGCGGTGTTACCCAGCCATGCGTCTGCGAGGTTCTTCCAGTTAATCTTGTATGGAAGATTTAGGGTCGACATTTCTAGTAAGAAACTTGCCTTCCTCTCATCAGTTTTGTAGGAGTTAAATTCTTTTCTTATATCTTCGATAGATAGAGTGTTTTCAAGTATTTGTTTTTTAGTAGCCATAATGTATTACCTTCCTATATCTTTTATGTCTTTACGTCCAACTACCATAGATGGACCCTTGTTGTAAGCAGGAGCCACTGTGAACTTCTTACTTACTTCTAACTTGACGTTAGAAACTGGTTTGGTGCCCCCGGAGAGACTCGAACTCCCAACCTGATGATTACAAATCAACTGCGCTTCCAGTTGTGCCACAGGGGCGTAGGTCTTCAACTTACCAACTTGGTCTAGTGGTAAGGTAACTCGTGGTTTTCTTAATCGTCTGTTTGGATCAATACCCATAGACTTCAATAACTTGTCTTGTTGTTTCTTTGCCTCATAGTATGACTTGTTCTTAACAACTCTTTTATACTTACGAGGAGAAGTGTTATGTGTGTATATAAATGCCATGACGTATTATATCATAAACTTGACCAAAAGTCAAGCCTAAAGATTATTAAGGGTCCTCTCAATTCTTTCATTCTCTAACCACTTCTCATATGGATCCTGGTGTTCTGGAGCATACTCTTTCTCCGTCTCGTCAATTCTTCTTTGAGCATTGTTGATAATGCCTCTGACGGCACCCATAACAAAACCTAGATTTTGTTCAGCAGTCCAGGATTTACTTTCGTCTCCCTCTCCTACCTCTAATAGTTTCTCCATCTTTTCAATCAATTGTAAATCGTCAATCATTATGCCCTCCCATAATCTTTTTGTACCATGAACTCACAATCTTGTCCATAGTTGTGAAAGTAATCGTCATCAAAGGTGTAGTCATATACATCTTTGTATTTCTTGTAGTAATCTTCATCATCGACAATATAACACTTAGATGAAAAACATTGGTCTTTATCAATCTGTATCTCATCATAGGACATTCTATTCTCGTCATTCATTTTATAGAAAGCGTCACAGGCTATCTTTTTCTCCGCAAGTCTGTACGGTGTATATTCATTAATCTCTGAGTAAGGAACATTTCTCATAACTGTCCAAGAGTTATCAAAATGACCACCCTCGTGTTCCCTGTCGTAATAACTTCTGGTATAAACTATGTGAAACATTATAGTACCCCCCACATAATAATCACATATACTATAGCGATTACGAATACATATGGAGCAAGTTTCCACGCAAGTCTAAGAGCCGCTAGAACTATTGAAAAGAAGATTCCAATACCTAGAGCAAATCCAACTAAAAACATTATAAGAATAAATGGTTCAATCATTAGACAGCCCCCAAAGCAAGTTGTTCATTCCACTGGTAAAATCCAAACCAGATAATCAAGGCGAAAGTTATATAAAATAATATAATTTGTTTTTTGTTTTTCATAATACATACAGTTATACACGGAAATACCATGAAAGTCAATAAAAAAATTAAAAAAAAGTGAAATTAAAAGTGTTGTTTTTCAACAACTTAATAGATTAGGGGTGTTGTATTTTCGCAACACCCCATTTGTTCTTGTAATGTTCTGTTATTGTGAGTAAATTTCTAGGTTTTCAACTGTTGATTTCATTTGTTCAGTAGTGGCCTCATCTAGTGGTACTAGACCTGCCTCTGCCAAATAACCCTCAACTGCTTCCTCAGAAATAAATTCTGCCATGTATGTTTCAATACCTGGTATTATACCAACATGTTGTTTCTTAACATAGAAGAATAACGGTCTTGCGATTGGATATTCATATGATTGTATTGTATCTATATCAATATCTACTCCATTTACTTTAGAAGCGGCAATCTTATCTTCATTATTTGCTAAGAATGAATAGCCAAATATACCAAAGGCACCTGGATTAGAATGAACATACTCAACATATAATTCATCATTCTCGCCACCTTCAATTACATGACCATCTTCTCTATAATTTTCACACTCACCATCAGCGACTAACATATCTTTCACACAACCTTTTTTCATCACTAGGGAATCAAAAGCGTCTCTTGTTCCTGATGATGGTGGTGGTGCCATGATTTGTATTTCTACCTTAGGTAAAGATTTATCAATATCATACCAAGTCTTTGGTGCGTTCTTATTATCTCTAGCCATTGCTTGCCAGATTTGTTCTTTCGTCAAATTGATACCATTTTCATATCCTTCAAAGTCAACATTATAAGCAAATGCGATACCATCGTTACCTACGATGATTTCAATAATATCTGTTACACCATTTTCTTGGCATAACTTAAATTCTTTTGCTTTTTGTGCCCTACTTGAATTAGTGATGTCTGGGTGTTCAACACCTATGCCAGCACAAAATAATTTGTGACCGCCACCTGAACCTGTGGATTCAATGATAGGTGATTTTAATGTGCCTTCACTTGTTAGTTTCTCTGCTACTAATGTTGCGAATGGATAAACTGTGGAAGAACCCACAACTGAAATATAGTCTCTGGCGTTAGCATTAAAAGATATGAATACTAATGCCGCTAGAATAAACTTGAACATGTTGTCTCCTGTATTTGGTTATTCGTATATATCTATTCTTCGTAAAGAAAATTTAATAAAAGTTTAATAAATCCACTGGGTGTAATCATACTACCGTATCCCTTTCCGTTCGGCCTCGTGCGGATATGACGTTGTTTTTTTACTTAATTCTTAGGTTTACAACGATTGTGACCCGTAACTCGTCAGAAACGAATGGTGGCACCTCATGTTCTACTTCACTTGGCATTATGTGTATCTCGTCTTCTACTGCGGGTAGTTGGAAGTATGGTAGTCTAAAACTATGTTCTGGTTTTGTGATATTCAACCTATTGTAATGGTCTGGTCGTAGATACCTGATACTCGTGGAACCATTGTTTGGATTATAGAATGTCGTTGATGGGTGTTCCTCTGGGTTGTATCTGAAATAGTGGACACAGGTGAAATCACAATCACCTATGTGGTTATGTTTCCTCATATACTGTCCTCGTTTCATCGCCGTGTAGTTTGTGATATCAAAACTGGCGTCAGCGTCACCTATATCTAACTCCTTGATGAATGTACCAAACAACATCTGGTATTGCCTCATCAACTTCGTATAGTCTATCTCCCTGTAGTGTGGATTGTTTACGTCACTATTACTGTGGTGTAGTTCAGATTTCATGTAGGACTTATTGTCCCACTTGTTCCGCACTGGATTGATATAGTAGTTGTTGATTATATCAGCGTCTATCTTTTGTTTATCATAGGACTTTGGGTCTATCTTGTAGACCCAGTATGGAAAACCAAAGAGGTATTTCATCTACTATTACCATAGTGTTTGATAACACAATGTTTCGTCTGGTCAGAATCTTTTAGTTCCCTGTATGGATCAATGATACAACTACCTGGGTTGAATACCTCTGGCATTAATCCCTTATCATGTATCAGATAGGTATATGCCCCTTCATCTGGCGCCTTATCGTAATATACCTTCTTACTAGCATCTGCGGCCTGTATATACCAACCCACTAACATGGATGGACTACCTGCGGGATCATCTTTCAATCCTGGTTTAAATGACTTACCAAGTATGACAACGTCCATATCGAAACTTAGACAATACTGTGCCATGTTGTTCGCTTGTTCTTCTCTCGCCTTCATTATACTGTCGAATAAATCATAACCAAGGTTGTATCTGTCGTTCAATACTCGTAGGGCGATATTGTCTCTTGGATGGCAACCACCACCATCACCAAATCCTGCCTTCATGTAACTAGGACCCATTATCCTCATCGTACTGTTCTTCAATGCGTTAGTGACAACATCAACGTTCATGTGTCCAACTTTCATCGCCACATCTTGTATCATGTTGACTAATCCTAACTTAGCGCTGATGAAAGTATTATAGAAGACTTTGAGTGCCTCTATCTCTTCCCATGTACCAATCTCAAATCGTGTACCCTCTTGTACCATTGGGTCATATAGTTCGTATAGTTTTTGTACTACCTCATCTTCCTCACCATTCTCCGTGCCAATCATAATCATTTCTGGGTACATCATATCCTGTGCCACTGTGCCCTGTGCGATGAGATATGGGTTATAGACGAAACGACCTCTCTTTACGAGTGGTGCGATATGTTCTCTCACCGTGCCTGGTAACATCGTTGATATTACTGCGATGATGGTGCCCTCATCTACCAGAGCGTCAACATCTGCCACTGCTTTTTTGATGTGGTCGTAATTAAAATCTTTTGGTGGTAAGTGACTTGTAGGTTCTCTGCCATCATATGCCTCATCATGTGGGGTCTGTGCGGCTATCAATACGATATCTCTGTCCTCACAAGCACCCGCTAAGTTAGAAGATGTGTGACACCTCACGGCATCCTGTCTCTCCTGTGATGTCTCTGGGTCATCAAAGTATAAATCATACCCAAAACAATGGTGAAACTCATGTATGGTCTCCGCAGCAATCTTACCTAACTTACCAAGACCCACAAATCCTACTTGTAATTTTTTCCTTCTCATTTTATCTCCATTTTACATACGGGTGGCATTGACATCTTATGTTTGTTCTTGCCCCTCATTGTTCTAAACTTTTCCATTATATCTATAAGGTTTGGATCTTCTACTACCTGACCAGATAAATCTGCCTTCATAGCCCTCTCCAAATCATCATAACTATAACCTAGTTGTTGTTCGTCTGTTCTACCATCTTCCCACAATCCATCAGTAGGTGCGGCATCCATTATCTTCTTAATGATATCTAAATGTTCTGCGATGTGATATACCTCACTCTTATATAGGTCTGCGATAGGCGATATATCTACACCACCATCCCCATACTTCGTGTAGAAACCCACACCAAAATCCTCACACTTGTTTCCTGTGCCTACAACTAATCCATTATTACTTTGAGCAATCTGATATAACATCATCATTCTTAATCTACTGCGGGAGTTCGCAAATGCCAACTCACTATCTGCCCCTATGTATTTACTACCATGTTCAAACTCTGTGAATATCTTCTCTAGGTTTATCACCCTACGACTTACGTTGTTAAACTTTTCATCTAACCACCACGTGTGTTCTAATGCCAGTATATCTTTATTTCTTATAGACATAACGATAGGCATTGTTCTTAGTCCAGTCATGGCACATAGAGTTGATGTTACTGCGGAATCTATACCACCAGATATACCTACAACTAATGTATCAAACTTATGTTTATTGGCATAGTCTCCTATCCAATTTACTACGTGGTCAATCTTCTCACTTGTATTCATATATTTTTTCTCCAATTACCAATGCGTCAATAGGCATTTTCTCTGCCGTTGCCATCGCTTGTTCAGGTGTCTCTACAATAGGTTCCTGATAGTTAAAACTCGTGTTCAATATAGCGGGTAACCCACTCGCCAGTATTATATTATATAGTGTCGGGTTATGTTCCTTCTTTAGTATCTGTGGTCTTGTGGTATTGTCAACATGATTAACACCTGCGAGGTGTCCTCTGAATGTTGGTTTGATTATGGCACTGGTCTGCATATATGGTGACCACTTGTTATAATCTACGAAACAATCGTCCGCATATTCTTCAGGTACTATAGGGGCATATGGTCTATACCACTCCCTATGTTTTACCTGTTCGTTCAATATCTTTCTCACATCTGGCATATTTGGATTAGCGAATATACTCCTATGTCCTAGTGCCCTTGGACCACTCTCACTACGTCCCTCGAAGTATGCCACTATTTTCCATTTTCGTATCAACTCACCTACCCTCTGTACATCTGGTGTGCCTACTTTATAATCTGGTCCTGTGTATGGGCTAAAGTATTCTGTTATCTTTTGGTTATCTAACACGTGGTGCCATACATATAGTGCGGCCCCTATCGCCAGACCCGTATCGTTAGGGAATGGTGGTACGTGTAGGTTCTCAAATTGTGTGTGTTTAATAATCTCTCTGTTGGCGATACAGTTTAATGCCAGACCACCAGCGTAACATAGATTTACCTCGCCAACTGGCATGTCTTTAATCTCACTTATCAACTTCTTCACCGTATAATCTTGTAATGTTGCGGCAACATTCTGCGACCTACTCGTTGTCGTATCTGATAGGTCCTCATCTTTGTTGAAACTTCTCGCCCTTGGGTCAAAGTTCTTAGGGTGTGGTGCCTCTCCCAATGTTGTCTTTAGTTTATGGACTAACTCTGCGTCACCTGGTGTGCCATATGCGGATAGACCCATGAGTTTGCCAGCACCACTACCAGGGTCCCAATCGTGTAATCGTTTCATTCTATAGTTACTGAAACATAGGGACGACCAGTATGAGGCGATGTTCTCTTTCTGTCTTGGTTGATAATTGTTAATCTTGTTACCCTCACAATGTGCCGTAGCGAAGTTCTCACTATCGCCACCACCATCCCATGATATCGCCCTACTTGATAGATAGGGTGAAGTATAGTAGGCACTGGCGATGTGTGCCAGATGATGATTTACTGCGATACCCTTCGTGTATTTTGATATTGGAAACTCTTTGTATTCTACCCCACCAGTTGTTGGTATATCAAATGGTGGATTCTCCATATTGTTCTTCTCACGCCATTGAGTGATTGTCTTAGGATTATTACAGGCAACGATATCAACGTCCAACCATGTTAGACCACAATGTTCTAACGTCTTCTCAATAAACTTGGCATTGTAACCAAAATCATGTTTGACCCTGGTAAATCTCTCTAGTTCCCAGTTGATTAACAACTCACCATCTTTGATGACACAAGCACTCGCATTGTGTCCAATATATAATCCTAATATTATCATTTACTCAACATGAATAAGGCATTACCCTCTGGTGCGAATTGCCAGTTCTTCTTAAATGGACCCATATCATGTGTCGCAAGGTCTAATCTAAATCCTGCTCTTATAAATCTATCACCCCACCACTCTATGTCTTCTCGTATGAAGTGTGACTTATCTAACTCGTAACTATCAATGACGTATTTCTCACCATCACCAAGTGGTATCATCGCCATCAGTTTCTTACCACCATTATATAATACTTTTAGTTGTTCGTCTATCTTATCGTATGGTATGTGTTCTAATATATCCTTACACAATATCCAATCGTAACCACCCTCAGCACAAACTAACTCGTCTTGTGGTTTTATCGCACCACACCACTTTCGTGTCTTTTCTTCTATCTGTGATATGGCATACTCTGATACATCTACACCAAAAGATTTGTAACCCATGAGACGTAACGCCTTCACGGTGAATCCCTTGGCACAACCAAAGTCTAGTATCTTCTCTTTTGGTAATAGTTTCGTGTACATTACGATATGATGTGCCATTGGCATGGTGAGTTCAGGCATCCATCTATAGTGTGAATATAGAGACTTGCCTGTCTCCGCACCTCTCTCGTAATAATCCTCGTTAAAGTATTCGTTCTCGTTAAATAAAGTTTTCATGTTCTAAAGGTTCTCCAAATTCACTAAATCTATCAACTTTGTCGTTGATGAAATCATCTAACATATCCACATTGTTCGTAAAGACACAACCCGCACAATCCTTACTAGCGTCAAACTTTTGTTTGACTTTCTTGTCCATGTAGTCTAACACATCTGAGGCATGGCATAGTTGGTAACTCTCATGGAAGTGTTCGTAGTTATCATTCAACACCACACTATCGCATGGGTAAACCGTGCCAGGTTTGCCAGTCTCTTTATGTATCTCCTCTGAGAGATACGGTCTGAAATAACTCTGATGGCAAACATGTTGTTTAGGGGCACCATGTACCTTGTATTGATGAAAGAAACGTTTATCCTTAACCTGTTTCAATACGTTGTCTAAACTCCTGTGTTGACGAATTAAATTCTCTTGTTTCAATAGACAGTTTGGTAGTAGTCTGATATACTTACTGCCACATGCGTCTGCGACCTTAGATACTTTCTCTAGTAATCCTACCCTATCGTCCATCACCTCGTCTGACGCTTCGTGTTCGACCGTATAGACCATGGAATTACCAATCGTTGTCTTCGACATATCAAACTTCTCTAGTGGTAGTCCTATCCTATTCTCCCAATCGAAGAATACATTGATTGATATTCTTACCCAGGTAAACATCTTACACACATCTTCATCAACTCTCTTCCAATAGTTCTTACTACCATTACTAATCAATGCGACTTGTAGTCCCTCTCCATATAACCATCTGACTAACTCGTTAAAGTGTTTGTAAGCAGTAGGTTCACCACCTCCAGTTAATATTACTGCTTTCAACCCTCTCGTCTTTAATTTGGTCACATAGTCTTTTATCGTGTCCATGTCTATACGACTATGGGTATCTCTATACGTCACACTACAATATGGACATTTGAGATTACACGCACCCTCTGGACTTATGTGTGTGGATATGACCGTGTTAGGGTCGTTGTTCTTGTAGTTCAACATCGCCTGTTGGTGTCTCCACCACTTTATGCCTGTCGATGTGAATTTATGTTCTTCCTCACTTGGCTCATGGGCCATCTCTGTTTCTCTAGGTGTCTCATCATAGAAAAGATAGATGTTAGAATATTTCATTCCCTTCTCCACCCTATCTAAAATCTCATTACCCTTCTCCTCTGTGATTGGTTTAAGGTGTGAAACATCTTCGTTATCGATGTATTCATAATTCTTCACAAAGTTTTTCACCTTGCCTCGTGCCGCATATCTATAGATGATATACTCACCATCTTTCTCATAGAGGCCTATCTCAAAACCTCTGCCGTTGAATATCCTAACTGGATTATAATCTTTTATCTTTGGTAGGGCCATGGTAACGCTTTCTTAATATAATGTTTATGATTTTCAGATATCTCTAAATCTTCCGTGTCTGGTGTCCAGTTCAACCACTTCTCTTTATACCAGGTCGGACTTGGTTTACTGTCGTTGTAGTATTTAGACGATTGGATTGCCACCTCGTGTTTGTAGGCCATCGTCTCCGGTGATACACAAAATCCATAATTGTAACAGGTGTAGGTAGGGTGGACGGAATATTGATTTGACCAACAACCCTTTTTTGTCGTTGGCACAGGTACGTTGTATAGTGTTGGACCTGGTCTTGGAGTATCTCTAGGTACATACCATTCCTCGTTCTTCCAAAACTCTACCTGTTTGAATGATATCTCATGGTCTCTGATGTCCCATATCTTCTTTATATCATCACCCCATACCATATCTGGTTCCATACATAATACTTGGTCTGGTCTAGGCATGTATTGGCATATCTCTGTGTACATCAAATGATATTGGTTCAGTGGTTTATCATACTCACGTTCCCACAATGTTATCTTATCGTTCTTTGGATATCTGGTATGTATGAAACGATATACGTCCTCGTTCATTGGTGGTAAATTTTTACAGTCTTTGAACCATGGTTCTTTTGACCAGAATATGAATACCTTATCTACGTGGTTCAGGATACTATCTATTGATTGACCAAGAAAGTCTAACCCATAGTGTATTCTGTATATAGCGTATCTCATCACAACCAATCGTCCTCATCTATATATGTTCTCTGGATCCACTTGTCTATGTCTGCGTCTTTGATAACGTAACTAGATATGGCATCATAACCGTGGTCTTTTGCGAAATAGAAACGTTGATTACCTCTTAATATTCTTTTGTCCTCTGCGACAAGTATTGGGAACTTCATACCATTATTTCTCACGCTGTCGTATAGATGTTCTAACTTACGTTCCATATCCTCTGTTGGATCCTCTTTGAGTTTGTGTGTTGTCGCTGCCCACTCTGGTTTTAAATCATTGAGTTTTATGTGTCTGTGGTTCTCTGGATAATCAACCTGGTTAGCATTGAGTTTCTTTAGATGAAATTCTTTTATCTTCGCCTCTATCTTCTTACTGTGTAACTCTCTCGTCTTCGCCTCTGTCTCAAAGATACCCTTGTCTATACGATATAGGTTACCCTTCTCTTGCGTTCTATTACGAGCGTAGGTATCATCATTCTCGTTACTATCTTTTGAAAAATGTCTATGTCTGACTAATATATCACCTATGTAATTCGTCCTGTTGATCCTCTTTGCGATATCAAATACCCATGTATCATTATATCCAAAGTTGAATATACCTGGTGCGAAATAACCTAGTGTATCATACCACTCTCTACTGATGATAGGGAAGGCACAATGTCTCGCACCATTGATATCATCATTGACCCAACTACACCAGTATGGATCTTCCAATTGACCTAATCTTTCTTCTAACTTTTGATCCCAACCTATCGTGTCATACTCTAGGTCATCGTTACCCATGATGAGATAATCACCCATAGATAACTTCGCAATATCGTTCCATGATTTTGATACACTCTTAGGTTCTCCTACTAGAAATTTTACTCGTAGAAAATCTTCCTGATACATCGCCTCTGTCATCACATAGGTCTCTAGGCTAGGGTCATCAC